GCAAATATTTCTCTCAATCAAGCACTTAAAACTGTACCTGGGCATTTCGCCCACACGACAGGACATATAGTGTCACATGTATTTATTGATTTTACAGCAGGATCTTACTGTTACTGGTGGTGATATCGAAAGATCAATTACAGGATTCAATCTACGCATTTTTGTGTAGCTGAGAAAAGTACGAGCTAGAAGATAAGCATTTGACTTCTTATAAGCAACTTCATCCTGCATCGCGGACCACTCGCTGATGAGCTGGTGACGCTTTATTTCGGCTGGTAGTAAGACTTCCACTGCGGAAAAGTGGCACTTGTATGGGGAGTGATTCTCCTCCAGTGACTCAACTAATATCCAACACTGTTTTGTACTATTGTCTCTGCAGCTCCACTTGTATTCAGTTCTGAAGCCGTTTGGCGTCATATATGTTCTATCTATAGTACGCTTACAGTTTGTACAAAGACCACGCGACATTAGCATACAGGTGCTAAAGATGGGCCTCCTCTTCGAAAGGCACAGCGATGTCTCAAACAGTTTAGAGCTTATTTTTATAGTACGTATTTTACCTCGGCCCGGTATTCCCCGGCTCTCCAATATCTTGTCGGTTACAGGCTCCAGTTCTTTTCTCGATATTCCCGGGCACAAAACAAATCCTCCAAGCATAAAGTTCAGCGTCGGATTACATCGTTTCTCGACAAAGTTGCAGTTCAGATGATGGAGTTCCCCTTTTGATCCCTCCAAATCATACATGTAGTATGGAGACCCACCTGAGTCTATGACTTCGTTGCTACCATCAAGTCCCAGAACCACCTTCTGTACTGCTGGATCCAGATAATCACTACTCGAATATGAACCTTCAACAGAATATTTGTCCCCGTCAATAACTACGCTTGACGTGTAGTTTGATCTCCCATAAAACCGCCACATATTGTCCACGCATTGATCGCTTCCGCTAAAGAGTGTTGAAAACAAAGTAAGGGTTCTTATCACCCTAAGCCAACTCATTGGATAATCCTGTAGATAAAAATGCATGCGAGAGGTAAAATTTGG